TGCCCAATTCGTTGCCAAAACTGGTAACGCCGCAAATTCTACAAACCCTTGGGGTTACACATTTACGCCTAATAGCGGTTCGCCTAATGTCGATACTTCTATTTGGCAATTGCCCGTGCGCGTATTGGTTGCACAATTGCCAATCAGAACGGCGGTGCTAAGTGATGTTAATGGACTTGATGCAACGCTTGTTGAAGATTTGGCACTTGAGTTTGCACAACTTGAAGGTCAATCAATGGTTCTTAATAGCGACCAAGCGGGCAGTACAACTACATCAACTGGTGCTACTAGCGGTTTGCGCGGTTTGGATAGTTACACTACTGGTGCTACTAGTGCTTTTGGTACTAGTGGCACGGCTATTACAAATGGTATTCATACTATCGCTACGGTTAGTAATGGCGGCACTACGGTAACTTATAACAAAGTGGTCAACATGGCTAACGCGTTGCCCCCGCAATATTGGTCGCTAGATTCAACTGCTTGGCACATTAGCCCCGCAATGATTCAAACATTGCGCCAATTAAAAGATACGGCGGGTTTGCCTTTGTTCTTGGAATTGGGCGAAAAAGATGGTTGCGCGATTGGTCACATTTTTGGTTGGCCCGTTATCCCGAACGCATACCTTTCTGTAGATTTCCCAATCTACTTGGCAAACTGGAATCGGTTTTTGACAATCGGTGATACCGAACAAATGACCGTGCAAATGTTTGAACAAACACAAGCGGGCTTTGTGACCATGTACGCGGAAAAACGCATGGTAAGCACCGTGCGCGACCCGTTTGCGGGTGTTCGTATGTCTGCCGCCTAAAAGGGGGCTTGAATGTCAGTAAATAGCGATTTACTAGGTGCGCCTTACGGGGCATCTACCCGCAATCCGTTCAGTTATGTAAAAGTAGAACAGATTGACCGCGATGTAGTTACGCCTTGGTTAACCTTGGATGAAATCACCAATCAAATAAATTTGTTTGAAGATGAATCCCAAGATGGTTATTTGAAAGCATTAGAACTTGCGGTTCGACAAGCCATTGAAGATTATTTAGGTCTATCTATTTTTTCAGTTACCTACCGTGTTTGGTACGGTGCTGAAAACTTAGCCGCATCGCCCGTATGCTTGGATTTGCCCGAAGTATCTCAAAACCAATATCCAAGTTTATCAGGCGTAACGATTGAACGCGTAGCGTATTGGAATAATGCCCAACCGCCCGTTTTGACGGTGGTTTCTTCTAGCCAATACTATTACGATGCAAGCGGCAACAAAGTAATTATTCAATCGTTGCCCACAACCATCAATAGCCAAATGACCGCGCCGATTATTTGCGATTACACAACCGCGCCTAATCCGTTGCAAACATATCCCGTTATTAAGCAAGCGGGTTTGCTTTTGTTTACGCACTTGTACAACAACCGTAGCAATACAACTGAAGTACAGTTAAAGGATATTCCATTTGGCGTATCTACATTGTTACGCCCGTACAAACCTTTGGTGATGTAAATGGCAATAGCACGGTTTGAACAAATTACTGTTAAAAACCTAGCGTTTGCTAAAACTGATTTTGGCGAACAAACAACCGCGCAAACCGATTGGTTTAAAACCCGTGCGCGTGTTCATTCCGTTGCCAACAGTTTAAAGATTTCTGAAAAGTACCGCCTTTATCAAGATGTAGTTAATTTCACTTTGAACTACACGCCTAATACGCGTGAAATGGTGCGTAACCAAAATTTGTATTCAATTACCTACAATGGGTTTGATTGGCGTATTGATAACATCCGTGAATCCGATGATAGGATGATGGTGGTTATCATTGCTTACAGAAACGACCCAGTAACGGCGGTGTAAATGGCGACCCAACAAAATCCAGTTCAATACGGCAAAGCGATACAGTTTCAACTGCAAAGCATTGTTACGCCCGTACCCGTGTACGCCGCGTTTAACCGTAACTTTGCAACTGAACCTAAGTTTATTGTTTGGATGCTAAGAAATGTTCACCAAGATGTGTACACAGGGCCTGTCCAATCCGTAAAAGGTATTGACCGCCCAACATTTCAAATAAGTATTTTTACGCAAGTAATAGAAGAAGGTTTCACTATTTCCAATCAAATACTACAATCGCTACACGGTTATAGCGGTTTGTTTGGTGGTGCAACAAATGGTTTTCAGATTGCTAAAGCAGATGTTTTTTGGCTTTACAACACTTATGACAATGATGAAAAGTTAGCCCAAATTTTTCTTGATTGCACCCTAGATATTCCAACATAAGACAACCCAACAACTTTTGAAGGAACTTTTAAAATGGCACTACCAAATAAAATAATGGCGGGTTTTAGCGCGGCGTTGTATGCCCAATCAGGCGCAACACCTACCGCACTAACACTTACCCAACTTTCAACCCTTGCAGATGTTGCACCTATTGCAGTTATAGGCAATCTGATTCCAGTTGAAGCCGTACCCGCATTTGGGCAAGACGATGCCGTTGCTAGTTTTGGTGTGGCGGGTTCGCGTCAATCTGACAAAATCCCAACACAATCCGCACCTACATCGTTAAGTGTTACCGCCGCTTGGAATCCTAGCGACACAATGCTTTTGTTGATGCGCGGCGATGCCTATAGCGGCGTTATTGACCGTACTTTTGTAGTTAGTGCTACCGAAGGGTCAAACATTGTTTATTACGCCTTTAACGCCCGCGTAAGCCAGTTTACGATTGATGCAAGCCCTAGTGCTGAAGCCAAATGCAATTTCACCATTCACCCCCGTGGAAATCTCTACGGTTGGTCTAACAACGCCTAAAGGAATATCATGGCAATACCAAATAAAGTATTAGCAGGGTTTAGCGCATCTTTGTATATGCAAAGCGCGGCAACGCCTACACCCCTTACAACGGCTAACCTTTCCGTATGGACAGGTCAAGTTACAACCATCGTAGGCACGGCGGCTAACGGTACTGGTGGCGCAGGTGTTTTGTTGCCCGTGGAAGCCGTACCCGCGTTTGGTCAAGATGATGCGGTTGCATCTTTTGGCGTAGCAGGTTCACGCCAAAGCGATAAGATTCCTACGCAATCTGCCCCAACATCTTTGAGCATTACTGCGGCATGGAATCCTAGCGACACCGCGTTATTGCAAATCCGCGCTGATGCCTATAGCGGTACGGTTGACCGCACTTTTGTGGTTGCCGCGGTTGATGGTGCTAATACGGTTGCGTATGCGTTCAATGGTCGCGTTTCTCAATTCACAATTGATTCAAGCCCAAGCGCAGAAGCAAAATGCAACTTTACAATTCATCCGAGGGGCAACCAATACGGTTGGTCTAATAACACATGATGACCGTAGAAGATGCCGTAGAAGTTCTAAGCACTACCTACCAATCCCTAGATGCGGTTGCACAAGGGATGGTAGTAGATGTTGAAGAACTAGAAGATGCCATTGCCGCCGCCGAAGCAGATTCAGTAGAAGCGGTATGTTTAAAAGTTCTAAGTAAATACAATAAATAATATGCAAACGACAATAAAAGACAGTAACGATTTGTTGAACTTTCTAGTAGCCCAATCCGATTCGCGCAAGGATTGGTTTGGGTTTACCGCACAAAAATTAACTGCAATTTCTTTAGCGCATGACATTGCCGCAAACCATGCGGATAAGTTTACGCCCGATGAAATTGTTGATTATGTGCATACGCTAAACAACGCGTTGTACCAAAAGATTATTAAGCCAATGGGTTAATTATGTCGGGCGTTACCTACAAAATCGAAGGCTTGAAAGATGTATTAGCCGCGTTTGAGGAACTAGCCGCAGATATTGGCGACAAAAAAGCGCGAAGCAAAATTCTAGTACCCGCGGCACGGGAAGCAATGAAGCCCGTGTTAACAATGGCTAAGATGAACGCGCCTAAAGATAGTGGCGATTTGTCTAGGACAATGCAAATTGAAGCCCGCCGCCCAACTAGAAAAGACATTCGTTCTAAATACATCACCGAAAAAGATACGGTGATTGCTTTGGTAACAACAAAGGCATTTCCCAAGAAACTTAAAAAAGAATTCTACGAACAAAATGCGGCGTTGTACGAATCAGATAAAGCGCAATACAACCGCAATTTAAAAGAAAGAAAAAGGCAAGTTGGCGTTCTATCGGATGCCCGTGCTATAGCACAAGAATTCGGCACGGCTAGAAATGGCGCACAACCGTTTTTACGCCCTGCTTTGGAATCCCAAGCCAATCAAACCGCCAAGCGGCTAGGGGAAATTTTAGCAAGGCGCATTAGTAAATACAGGATAAAAAATAAATGACAAAATTTAGTTCAGCGTTTGGCGACAAGTACCAAACAAACAAAAAGAATATGCTAACCCGTTCATTTGAATTGGGCGGGCATACTTTTAAAGTTCGCATACCGTTAATGATTGAATCGGATGCTATCTATAAAAAAGTTTCTAACCCTGATGAAGAAACAATAGAAAAAATCTACCAAGAAATTACCGCCCCATTGCGGCAGTTTGAAAACAACCAAAGCGAAGATTTCCAATTTACGGATGATGATATTTTGGTTGAGGGGCGTTCTATGCGCGAAGCCGCCAAAAACAAAGCCATCACCGAAGCCCGCATTACTGAATTCTTTAAGTTGTTAGTTCCTGAAATGGAAGGCATAACCCTTGAAGATTTGACCTATGCCGACATACAAGAAGAATTCCCTATTGCCGTGCAAATGATGATTGTGGAAAAGATTGGCGAAGTAATTAGCCCAACCTACAGGGAAGCGCGGGGAAACTAATAGGCTCGTTGAAAAGCCAATGCCTAGCCGCAATGATTTTCAACGGGCATACCCTAGACACAATAAACGAATTAGATGATGTAACTTTGGCAAACATTCAAACAATGTATGCTGATGGAATGGTTGGGAATTACGGCGTTCTTACGCAATTGGCAACCCTGACAAACGGGGTATTTAATTACATGAGAGTGGCAAGTTCACCGCCATATAAACTAGCCAACATTTTAGGTAGTGCGTATGATTACATCTACCCGCCTTTAAGTGATGAACACAAAAAGGCGGCAGTAAATAATAGCCTTTTAGCATTTATGCAACAGGCGCAAGGATTTGATAAAACATTGTTTGGGGTAAAAGATGGCTAATATGATTGCCCGCCTTGGTGTAGCCCTAGGCATAGATACCGCGGAATTCAATAGAGGTATTGATGCCGCGGGAAAGAAGTTAGAACAGTTTAGCGAAGCCGCCGAAAAGTTTGGCAAGATGGGCGCGGTTGCCTTGGTTGCCGCTAGTGCCGCCGCACTTAAATACGCCGATGAACTAGCCGATGTAGCAGAAGCCAACGAAGTAGCGATAGGCACGGTTCTACAGTTATCTAACGCCCTTGCCAATTCAGGGGGAAAAGCCGACAACGCGGGCAAGATGCTATCGGCGTTTGCCAAGTTTATTGACGATGCCGCGGGCGGTTCAGAACAAGCGCAGAAAACCGCCAAAGCATTAGGCGTTACTTTACAAGACTTGGGCAAACTTTCCCAAGAAGAATTGCTAAACAAACTGGTTGCCAACTTAGCCAAAGTTGAGGACCCGATTACGCGTAACGCCAAGGCAATGGAAATATTTTCCAAAGCGGCAAAAGGCGTTGATATGGTTGGCTTTGCTGAAAAAATTGCAGAAACCAACCCGCTAATTCAGGAACAAGAAAAAGCAATTAAAGCCGCGGCAGATACCTACGATTTGTTGGCGCAAACATCCCGCGATGTAATGTTAGTTTTGGCTACAGAATTAGGGCCAATCCTAAAGGCTACCGTTGATTACATGAAAACATTAGGTGATAGCGGCGTATCACTTAGCGGAATTTTTAAAACTGTATTTCAAACGGTTGCGGTTTTAGGTTCTGAAGTTGGTTATTTCTTTAAAGCCATATTTGATGAAATTGGACACACATACAACAACGCGGTTACTTTAGTAACTAAAGGCGTTGATGCCGCAATTGAAGCCAACAAGAAATACAACAATTCTGTTTTAGCACAAAGAATTCAATTAGATTTATACCAAGCCGATGTAATGGGCGTTCCCCAATACGGAAATTCAATTGATGCGTTAGCGGCAAAAGGTATCTCAAAACCTAGCACTTCAACAGGCGGGCGTTCTGTAACTGATGCCGCTGAAAAAGAAAGGCAAAGAAAAGCAGAAGCCGCCGCAAAAGAAGCGCAACGATTAGCAGAAAAAGCAGAACGCGAAAGATTGCGGGCGTTAGAAAAATATTTTAATGAACTGCAACGCCTAGACAAAATATTATTAGATGTAGAAGGCAAAGAAAATAACGCGTTTACAGATTCAATTAAGCGAATTGAAAATGATGAACAAGCATTAAAAATAAAAAACGGTATTTTAGATATTGAAAAAACAACAAGGGATATGCGTTCTGAAGATGCACAACTAACAAAAGATTTGTATTTGGCAGAACAGAAAAGATTAGAAAACATTAAAGAAATTGAATATAACAATCTTTTAAGCGCAGACACAAAAAAATATTTAATCTCACAAGAAAACGCATTAGCCGATGCAACAGAACGCTACCTACGCGCACAAAACCAAGCGGTTAAAGCGC